CTAATGAGCCTCCTCTCTATTGCCGGCACAGGCCGGATTTTTAACTACAATAATATAGATATATTGTAGCATAGATTGCAGCTTCAGTTATGACATAATTGTAAAATTGCTTTATTTTAAAGCATAAATGCTTCATAACGTAATAAAAGGGACCGTACTACTACAGTCCCTTTTACTGATTTTACCAAATCAGCCACTTTTTTGCAAGTGTTTTTTTACTGCATAGTGCATATCTTTACGCTTATTTTTTTCATTTTTTTAGTTGCTTTTATTTTGGAACTCATTTGGAACTCACAAGCAAAAAAGCAGGCTGACTAAACCTGCTTTTTTTAGCCGTATGTAATAGTAAGAAGATAATTGAGATACCGAAACGGAAACAAATTCAAACCAAACCACACATATATTATAGCATATGCTTACAGCAGGTGCAAATAATATAATTATTGTCTTTCCTTGGCTCTCATTTGAGCTACCCATAAGTCAAGGACTTTTCCGCTAGGAGCATCAGGGTCACACATATAAGCTTTAGCAATCTTGACAAGTGTTCCGGTATCACCGCTGAACACTGCACCATAATCACTATACACCATATTCAGCACATAATACCAATCAGCTTTATGCTTAATATTATGTTGCTCTGCTAGTTGATTGGTCTGCTCATACGTCCAATGCTCACCATTAGTGCCATCGGTGTTCTGCATCTTACTGACAGCCAACTTTGCGAGTGCTTCATCGAAATGAGGACCATAAGCTACACAGTGCAAGTCATACAACGTGCGATAAAAAAGGTCTGGGCAATGCATCTTAAGCTTTTCTAATGCACCGCAAACAATTTCTTCCATTGCTCTCTCTTTTGTATCATCACCTATAATCTTGTTCCAATACTCTTTATAGGAGTGCATAACTACACCTCCTTACGCAAGTTTAACCACGCTAATAGCTGCCCTGTTAATTGTTGCCGCTGCCGTTGCCTGTACCTGTAAACTTGTTATGTTGTTTACTGCACAGCAAGAAGGACGAACACGAATCAGCGTAGTAAAGGAAATATTCACAGCTGTGTCAGCAACGCCAGTAACAATGCTTTCCGCACCATTAATAACAGAAGATGTGCTTTCCGTGGTACTCAGAAGCTGTAAGCCAACATTGCCAGCAGCAGCAGGAACAACATCAGCATTTACACTGACAAGGTATAAACCACGAATAAGGCTAACACTAGAGCTTCCAGCAGGATGCTTAATAGCAACGCCAGTCAGAAGATTATTTATAGGAAAGCTAACAAAAGCATTAGCTGCAACAGACTGAGCAGCAACAGCCGCAGCGTTCAAAGAAGATTTTTCGTAGCAAATCATTTATTTTCACCTCTTTACGCAATCAAGGTATTTTCTTGATATCTTTAAATTTTATCGTTTTTTAAAGCAATAGGGACGGCGTGCACCGTCCCTAATACAGTGCAGTTAATGCACATAACTTATTTTTAGCCTACATTATAAGCGCAGCCACAAGCACCAGCTACATTGGCAGCGACACTTTGATACGGACTAGACGTAATATAAGCAGGTTGAGGATAAGGTCTTAACGTGCCGATGAGAGCAGCACTCTGTGCCTGTTGAGATAATTGGAAATTAGCTGTCTGCAAATCCCTATCTCTATCTGCAAGTTTATCTCTCAAATCTTGAATCTGGTTAGCTACCATAATTGCCCTAGTCTTTTCTCCGTCCTCTTTGACGGCGTTAACGATAGCGCAAGTGTTTTGAGCATTTTCGTAACGTACTGCGTCAATATTCCGGTTGGTTTCGTAGCCAAGAGAAGCAATAGCTTGTTTTTGTTCGCAGCAGCATTGTTGAGCAGCAAAACGATTTTGTGCAATCTCGCTGCCAAGCTGATAACCAGTCTGCATAATGTCTCGCTGAACACCGTTAAAACCATTCAGCATAGTGCTGTTCTGAGCGTAAAAACCATCACATAAGCCATTCTGAACACCACGAATACCGTCTTTAATATCCTGCATGGAAAATTGGTCTGCAATCTGATCACGTGTCATACTGCCATTAGCAAAAATTTCAGCACCCATGTTACCACGGTTATTCCAGTTGCCGCCCCAACCGCCCATAAGAGCAAACAGGACAATAATCCACATAAACCACATACCGCCGCCCCAGCAGTCACCATAGTTGTTGTTTCGATTCATATCCATTACCGGAACAATGTTTGTACCTTCCATAATTTTTTCACCTCCGAGAAATATATGCAAAGCTTCATTGCGCGCCTATTGAAGCTTTAAGCCAAATTGATTTAAAAACTGATTAAGCTGTTCATCATTCATGCCTTTTTGTTTGGCAAGATTCCTTACAATATTTTGAATCTGTTCAGGTGACTTGCCTTGCCCCATCTGCATTGCCCTACTCATTAGCGGATTTTGTCCTGCGAACTGCTGCATTAGTCCCATTGGATTTCCTGCCTGCTGCACCATCTGCATCATCTGAAATATGTTCATCATTCGTCATTCCTCCAATCTGTTCTTCGAGCTTTTCAATTCTTCGTTGCAAGGCTATAACAACATTATTGTCAGCATATACAGGTTGCTTTTGCGCTCCGCCTTCTTGCAAAGTGTATACTCTAAACACTGGCAAGCCATCCATGCCTATAAGCTTTTCATAAACCTTTCCTTCAGCAGGCGCCGGGAAATATGTACTGCTTCCGTCAAGGTCAACCTGAGCTGCTTTTGCTTCATCGATGCTTGTAACTATCCTTCCTTTTAGCTGTACAGGAGCTTGCTGCATAGATTGCTGATATGCAGGTTGATACATTTGTTGCTGTTGTTGCAAATAATTCAGCCGTTGCTGCATTTGCTGCGTCGCCCCGGCATAAGGGTTATAAGGTCCATATTGTCCGTACATTCTTATCACCTCACCTATATTTTAAATGAGCGTAATATAAAAAATCCCTAAACAAACAGACAAAAAAGCCTACAAAAACAGACATTTAATAAAAATGGGCAAAAAAAATACAGCCATCTAAACTGTTACAAAATGTAACCTTTTAGATGGCTGTATTATCACATTAGCACTCGATTAATAGCTTTGTAAGCAGTGCTTATTTCTCGGTCAACAGTTTTAGTGGAGATGTTTAGCTCCATTGCGATTTGATAATTCATCTTGCCTTCAACAAATTTCATCTCACAGATTTGCATTTGTCTAGGCGTTATTTTCGCTTCTTGAAGCACTGCATAAAATGAGCGTCTGGAACTTTCTGTCAGCCAGGTTCTTACGCTCTTTTGCAGTTCTTTCATTAAATCACCTTTTCAAAACATAAGCAAGCAGCGCAATCAGACCAATGTTAGCGAACAACATTCCGGCCATGATATAAAACTGCTTATCAATAATTCTTTTGTTTTCAGCAAACAGCATTGTTACCATACCAGCAGGCAAAACTTCCTGCTTAACATTTTCGTTATCATTCATCCTATCACCTCATATAATATATCTATTTGATATATTATATCACGCCAACAAACAGGCAGTCACTAAACAATTTAAGCAAACATTTCGTTTTGCCTTAATTCTTCATAGCAGCATATAGTGCGCATCCTGCTATTATGTATGCTATGTTGCGCTGTTTTTTAATGCGCTTCTGTTTTAGCTTGTACTCTTTTTCTAGCTCCGCTAAGGATTGATTGACACTCGTCAATAAGCTCTCCTGCTCTTTGACTTTGATTTTCAGCGTCAGACAAAGACTGTTCAGCTCGTCCGACTTCTTCTCTAGCTCCGCTAACTTCTTGTCGGATGTTCCCAACTGTCCCTTCGATTGCATCAGCAGTTTTTTGTAATTTTCGTTGATTGTCTTTAGCTCCGTCAAGTTGTTGCTTAACTTCTGATATTGACTTTCCGTCAGAATATATTCTGTCACATCGTCCGAATACCGGGGTGACCCAGCCGAAGCGTTGAGCGGCATAAAAAATACCGCAAGCGACACACACGCCAGCGGCAAAAGCAATGACAATTTTAGTTTTTCTTGTTTTCTCATTCTCCATTATAACCTCTTAGCAATACTGATATTTGTAAAATATAATAAACATCGTCAGACGCACAAATTTCGCCTACAAGCGATTTTAGATGCCGACACGATAAATCATGAGCGGCACTATTTTTAAAACGCTTGTAGACGATGCAATTTGTGTGTGATTTTCGTTCAAAACCGTTAACTTATAGCCTACTTGTAAGATAGAGATTCAGAATATTTTAAAGAGCAAAATAATGATGCAAAGCACCTAGTACAAAACCTGCAACTAAACCAACAACAAATTTCTTGTCAATAATAAATGCTTTCAGTTCTTCCATTGTATCACCTCCAATCATTATAAATGCGTCACCGACTATTACGCAAAAATTACCAGAAAATGCTACACGTATAGGAGAGGGAATAACTAAAGCCTCTTGTCGGTGACTGTATCTAAAGCATAAGCTTTAAATCATCTTCCGTTGCCAGCATACCCATAAGCAGGTACGCCGTATGGTGTTGTTAAGTCAATGCCAGCGACGTACTGATACGTAGCTTCCGCTCTATTGGCGTAACCTGCTCTATACATCTCGCCAACATCGGCGGCAACCCAGTAGTAGTTTTTAAACAGTTTATAGAGTGCTTCCAGACTGCGCAGGTCAACGTGCATATATCTGTTAGCCAAAAAGCGCTTAACTACCCAAGTAGATGTAGGGCACCACATTCCGGCATAGATAATGCAACGTGTATCGTCCAACGTCGGCACCTGCTGAAGCACTTCGACGTATTGCAGGCAGTCACGGGATAACTGTTCTAATTGTGCCTGCTGCCCTGCTTCACTTCTTAAAAGTTCTTTCAGCATCGGCAGTTCGCCGCTTGCCTTAATATCAATGTAAGTGCGGTCTGCATACTCTGCGCCGCCGGGGATAGCTCTCAGCAGCTCATTTGCTCTATTCCCTTCCCATTGGCTGACACCGATTGACGGATAATCATATGCAGTGCTTTTTGCCACGCTGTCATAGCCACCTTCAATTCCTGTATTAATTAATCCTTTTGCAATCTCTGTCGCTAACGCTTTATTCCAATCGCTCATCGTTTCGTTCCTCGCTTCTTATTCTAAACATTCTTGTTTCAATCGCCTTGTTTCCAAGCTGGACCAGAAGCAGCGCCACCATACCAAGTGTGCAGCTTTCATAGTTGCCCCAAGTTTTGGCGAAAAATGCAAGCCATAAAGTAACCAATACCCAAACGGCAAAGCCTATAACGGCACAGATTCTGCCCACGCTATAAGCATTATCATTCTTCTTTAACATGTTAATTAATTTACGCATCTTCTTCACCTCTGTTCTTCGGCGGATAGTTCTGCAATTCATTAATTTGTTGCATAAGATTGTCGATTACGCCATTGTCGCCAAGAGCTTCGTAGCTCTTGTAGCAGGCATCAATGCTTTCTTTTGCGTAGATTGGTATCCAACCTTTATCCTGGACATAATGATTATAAGCCTGGATAATTCTATCACGTAATAAAGCTTGCAGTCCTGCTTTTAAAGCATCATTTTGTTTTTTCTTTTGTTTGTACATCGTAATAAGCAGCGTTATTACGCAACCGGATATAACGTTAATAATAGAGTTTAACGCAGCATCCAAAGATTGTTCCACCATTTCACTACACTCCTATAAATTAAATTTCAAACGACACGGCTTCCACTTCTGTTGCCGTTGTCGCTGCCTCAACATTTCCTTTTGCTATACGATATGCAGTATGCAGTTTGTTTGAGCGCACCGCCACGGCAGCGATAACCATGCGCAAGTCATTAGCTGTCACTTTAACATCTTGATTATCCGCTGTTGTCCAATCAATGCTTGCGCCCTCGCCCTGTAAAGATAAGGCAATGATAGCTGCATTGATGCGGTCTCTCGCTTTGTCGTCATAGTCGAAGCTATGACCGCCATATTCAATTGGCTCAACCTCGGCAGTGTCACGCTGACGCTTCAGCGTCAAAATTTTACGCTGTTTTACGTTTTCAATAGGTTCTTCCTCATGTGTAACAGTTACACCTAATTCTGTTAACGCCTCGTCACCGATTGACAATGGGATAAACACGCCGTCTTTGCCTAACGCTTCGGAAAGCTCATATAAATTAGAGTAGGTCTGCTCTTTGTATGTATAAGTTGTTTGCATTAAATCACCGCCTTAGTTAAACACAATTTCGATTTTATATTTTTTGCCCACATTAGCAGCGGTAAAAAACCTTGATAAATCAGACGGCACTTTATTTGGGCTTACATAAAAGCCGGGGATATAGCTTACGTATGGCACATCAAGAGTGATTGTACCTGTCCTGCCTGTATCAATCTCGCTCACGTTGACGGTGACGTTATATGAGCCGCTTGTAATGCCTTCGATATTAAACGCGAAATCAAGATAACCACTATAATAACATAGCATTACAAGAGTCACGGCCTTGCCGTCCAGCGACACTTCGCCCTCAATCTCGCCAAAGTTGGAATAGTAGCGGCTGTACCCATACTGATAACCGCTACTGCCCATTGTCATTGTTAATGTCAATGCAGCAATTTTTTTGGTCGATGTTCGCATAAACAACCTATTAAGTCCCATGCTATCACCTCTATGATAATTTAGACGCTTGCACGATGCTTGATACATCACCGCTGTTGCTTTTGATTAACATAATATTTAATAATAATCCGTTAGCTGTTATTGCTAAATCAGTTGCACTGCCTACATATTTAAGCGCACCTGCATTATTAATACTTAGAGTGTATGCGCCGTTTGAAATTATGTGGGCAGTAAATAATGTAGCGTCACCATTGTTTAACAGACCTGCTAATACTGACATATCTAGGGTAAAATTGCCTTGCACATTATATACTGCCACCGACTCAGACGGATTATCAGTGTCACCGCTAATATGAGGTGCATTATAACTTTCAAAGCCAAATTTCATTTTTTGGAAGGTCTGTTTGCCTGTCCAAGTATTAGATTCCGATGTGCTAACGCCACCGCTAACTTCGGATTTTTTCACATAGGTATCTGTAATTATATTGCCGGAGCCGTCTCTTGTCGCATAGGCAGCTATACCTGTCTTATCTAGTTTATTATTTAGGGCATTGTAAACAACTTTATTAGCAACAGGATTTGTGCTGGTGGCTGACAGCTCAGTATCAATGGTGACCTTTTGCATCAACCCTATAATAGGGTTACCGTCTGCACCGGTTGCTTTTACTCCGTCTGCCAAATCGGCAGCGGTGACGGTATCACCAGTAAGGTCTACCAAGGTGTTACCGCCGTATATAACTTTATTCACTGCCATTTTCTATTCTCCTTAGCCTATGGTAACGGTCTTGCCGCCCTGCGGATTGTCGCTCTCATTGTAGGGTATCGGCTCTACGGTAACTTGTGACAAATAATTAAATCCCTGTGCGCTGTCGGGCAAAATAGTCTGCGCTGTTGTCTTAGGGGTAGCGGTCTTAGCTTGTACCTTGACACTCTCTGTGCCGCTCATCGTACCTGTTACACCTAAGATGGATACGCCTGCCCTGATGTTGGTTGCAATAATTTTAGCCTGCTCCGTGGTACTGATCGCTACCCTGCCTGCGCCGTCATGGTAACCAATAGGCACGGTGTAGCTATCAGCTTTTTTGCTAATCACGCCGCTAACAGCGCCATTGTTCTTCATCTCGCCTGTAATTTTTACGCCATTGACATAGGCTGTCTTTCCGGCGAGGATTTCTGCACCTGCCGCTGTCGCGTCGGATGTGTCGGCGTTAAAAGTACACGTACCTACAATCGGCGCACCGCTCTTATCATGGGCGGTATACGTGCTAAGTATCTTATCCGCCGTAACAGTATCGGCGGTTAAATCAATTAAAGTTTTTCCACCATATACCACTTTAGAGATGTTTTTTTCAGCCATAATTTACTTCGACCTCACTTCCTATGTATGCCGTAATTCCATCAGACAAATTAGACGTTTCAAAATATGGAATTTTTTCGACAGTAATATTTTTTGTTAATTGTTTGTTTGCCGTCGGCAATATCTGCACTTCATGAGCTTCGGAGTGTACCGTATAAGCTCCGTCATAAATATCTGCACCTATACTCCGTGCTGACAACATCCCATGTAGGTTCCCTTTGTTCGGTGACAAATTGCCATGCAGCTCACCTTTCGCAGCCGTCAGCGTACCATGTAACCTCATTAGTATGTCACCTCCTCCATTAAGAGGAACTCATGCGGCGGAATAACTGTATCAACGTAGCCATCAGCACGGCGAAGCTCAATGTCATATACATAAGCTCCAAACGCCAACCCTTCGGTATCTGCTGGCTTAATATTAAGCTCACCGCCAACGATAACTTTTTGCAGAATGATAGTTGGATTCCGTACCGTGCGACGAAGCGTAAATGTTAACATATCGCTGTCAGTCAGTTCAACATTTCTACCATTAATATCGGTGATACTGATATTAAAAACACCGCTATCACCTCTAATCATCCTGATGTTGTTGTCATCAACTTTAAACACCGCTATCACCTCTTACAATTCTATATTGTTGAGTTCAAAAACAGTTTTGCAAGCTTCTACTTCCGACTGTTTTTTCCAGCCTTCTTGTTTGCAATCTCCTATATGTATGCTTAAATCCGCCAACCACTGTAACACCTGGCTAGCGCTAAGGTATTGGATTGTCTTTTCAGTTTCTCCGTTTTTATAGCCGCGAACCGGACAGCCTGTAGGATATTTTTTCGTAAACTGCTCAGTATTTACATTAAGCGCAATACCTTGCATAGTAAGTTGAGTGTCCTTATCGCTATCATAAGTTACAGTTTCGCCACTGGCGTTGCTAGTAAAACCGCCTGTTATTTTCGCCGCTGTCCATTCGTCAATTTGTGTAAGCTTTATAGTTTTAAATTCGTTAAATGTTTGAGCAGGAATTTCTACTACCTCGTAGTATTCACCTTTATCCTCAATAGTTGCGCAATTGGCATTACACCATTTAGCAGCATCTGAATAATTTTTGCCATCAAAATTCTCTTTAAAAAACCTAGTTCCTATCATTTTATTTACGCTCCCATCCCGGCAACATACCAATAGCCTGATACATTTTCATTAAATGCCGAACCACCTTGACCACGTCCATAAACCTTAAATGATGTAGTAGTTGCTGTATCTACAATAACAACAGCAGAAGCAAAGTTTGTTTTTGAAGTCAAGATAGTATAATTAGAATCCTTCATGGGAACATTTAACGTAACAGCTTGGTTATGCAATGATGTAAATGTCCCGCCCTGTTCTACCCAACCATTAGAGTATTTTTTATACCATGAAGAACCATCTTGATGCATTTCAGTTACATATCCAGAATTTTTACCCATAGCAACTAAGCTAATTTCGTTTTCCCCAATGCTACCTTTATTGGTATTATAAGAATCTTCACTATCAAATACATTAATAGTATTCAAGGTCGATGTTGTCGCCATTTATTATTTCTCCTTTACAGGTCACTCACTGTTGCTGATAAAGCGTTTATGTCTTTGCCCCAGCTTAATGTAATGCCACCGTTAGCACCACTTGCATATATTCTCAAAGCATATGTTTTGCCTGCTGTAACAGCTACTACACTTTCTAATTCTTGACGGTCATTTTCGCCATCATAATCATTTTCAGAATAGCTCCAGCCGTTACCCCAAGTTAAACCGCTAGAAGCATTAGCTACACTAATAACATAAGACACATCTTCTCCAGCTGGTGCATCAGCAACATAAGGACTGCCAACACATTTTATCTTCGTTATATTACTAGGAACAATAAATTTAACTGTTTCATCCGTCGTGTATTTCGTGCTTCCACTCACAACAGTGCTGAATGCAGCAGTATAGGTAGCACCCTGGGTATATGTAACAGGCACATACAGTGTTTCTCCGTTATAGGTAACTGTAAGCGTTTCGCTTGTGCCTTTATTGCCAGAGAGGTAAAAGGTTACACCACCTCTACCACTACTATATGTTACCCCATTAATATTTACAATCTGTTGAGGCGGAAAAAATCCACCGTCTAAAGTGCACGTTAAATATATGCCTACATTCTGAAGATGTGATAGGATATAGGATTTATCTTTATATTTAGCCAAATAATTTTTTCCGTTCACTTTTGCTACGCTGAACATTTTTACCACACTTTCAGTTTAATGCCGATGTTGTCAAGTCCAAGATTTGTTCTAGCCTGCGCCGCCGTTGTAGCTCCTGTCCCACCATTAGCAATAGGCAATGCTCCGTTCGTATTGCCTAAACCCAGAACATTACGAACGCCAGCAACGGTAGTTTGTCCTGTTCCGCCACCAGAGATAGGAAGAACTTTATATGTTGCATCGCCACATAATGCCATATCCTGCTTTCCTGCTGCCGGAATTGGTGCAAGTCCTGCTCTACCGGAAATGTTATATGTTGCGCCTGTCATATTAGCGATATTAATATTGCCACTCGAATCAGGCTTTACATTATTCACAGACCGAACAAATTTAGCTTTAATCTGTCTCAAAAAATAACTTAATCCATCAAGGTCAATTAATTTTTGTAAGTTAGCCATCATACCAGCTCCTTTGTAATCACATTCTGAATTTCAGCTTCTGTTGCCGTTTTCAGTTTGTAGGCTCTCGGAATAACCTCCCAGGTAACTGAACCATCTGTATAGGTTGCTCCGAGCACAGCTTTACTGAAATCCGGCTCGCTAATAGCGGAATCGCCGCCAACAGTACATGCTAAGACAAGACTTTTAGGCAAGTTAGGCGACAACACAATATCGCCATTTATATAAGATGTACTGTTCTTGCGAATGTTAAGGCTATTAAAAAGGTATTGGCTTTTTAAATCGCTAACATTCTGCAATTTATTAAAGTATTCAAGCGGTGGCGCTTCTCCCTTGTCAAGATAACCCCAACCACGCAGGTAATCAAGCTCAGGCCAAGAATCAATCATCTCACCAATGCTTGCACTACTACCAAAAATCAAATCAAAAGTAGGCTGTTTCATTACCATTATTCAACAAGTCCCCCTTTCACTTTTATAATCCTTGCGAATGTTCCTTGATTAAAACCTTTAAACCTATAGGGATTTTCTCCGCTTCTACTAAACCCGAACGTATTTGTAGCATCAAAAGAATAGACATAAATCACGCCAATACCTGCGCCACGGATAATAAGGTTCAGTGCATCAATCAAACGGCTTTCTTGATTGGTTACTAAACGCCCTATTCCTATACGCATTTTAGCATTTCCTGCATTTACAGCAGAAACACGCTCAACATTAAAAACATTCTTTATGCTATGTATCGTGCTAACACGTGAGCAGTCCGTTGTGTTTTTCTCAATCTTAGAGATAACAGCAAGTCGGTAATGCCGGTCGTTTAAGTCGCTGGATGCAAGGTAATTATCATACATGCGCCTAAATGGAGCTTGCCCAAATCCCATATCACCATGATCAGGAAAGCCAAAAAAATCCAAAGCAATAGCATTTTCGACACGGCGAGAAATATCGGCAACTTCGCCACACATATCGAGCTGCTTGCCAACTGCCGTATCTGGCCACATTTGCGTCCTTATCTGCTCCCTTACTTTATCTATACTGTCGAGTTCGTTTCCGACGGCATTAAGAAAAGCTTTAATGTTAGGCTTGCTGCGAAACTGACTTAACAAATGGTTATACATTCTTTCGCTTGTAGTCATGGTCATAACTCCAAAGCTACAGTAACATTAGCAAGCTTTGTTACTGCCAGCTCATTACGTTCAATCGAAATGTTTTCCTGCTTATACGTTTGACCGTCTTTAGACACGCTGCACTCAATATAGCTAATGCCGTCAACGCCGCTGTAAATAGGACCAAGCAAACGCTGATAAATAACATCATTGCCCATTGACAGTTTACTAATCTGTTCGACAACGATATTTTTAATTTTGTCGATTGCATCACCAGGTAAAATTTCTTCATTATATTCTTTAATAATAACTTTGATATAAATCTGTACCTCATGCGGACGGCTAAAGCATACATCTTGCGCTGCACCTTCGCTATCCTCAATGCGAACGCAAATATCGCCGTTCGTATCAATCCCTAAAGGTGCAACATTCAAGATAGTGCGAGCAATGGCTTCTTCATCGCCGCCGAAAACAATAGCCTGGAAGGAATGAGGTTTTAAGCCATCAACAGTTTCATCGGAACGGTTTTCGTAAATTGTTACGCTGGTAACATCCTGCAATTCAAGCAAGGCAGCCTTAATACTTTCTTTCATTCCTATACTGTTTCTGAACACAGCAGACGCATAACGCTGACGAACTTCGGATGCTGTTTCGTAGTCACGACCTACATATGTTTCAGATTCGTTACTAACAGAAAACCAGCCGTCATAATTTGTGTTAATGTAGTTCACGCTGTTTAGCAAAGGCTCAATTTCTCCGTATTCTTCACAATTAAAACGAATAGGACTGCCAACCTGCGTAACGGTAAACGATTCATTAGGCACCACCACAGCTCCATATCGCCTATCAGAGCGTTCAAAAACCAGCTTGCCTTCAACAATACTGCCTTGCCATTTTGGAACACTCTGAGAAGCCAAAGCGACACCGACAATTAACGCAGTATCATTTTCTTGCGCTGTGTATTTTATAACTGCATCATTATCAAACTGTACACTGTAAATCTTTCCTTTAGTCGGCGTTGCAACTTCAAGCGTTACATGAACGCAGTCATTAAGAGTGATCGTGCTTTCTTCGATGATATTCCATTTGTAGCCGGAGACATCTTTAATCTGGCAGTTAGCAGGAAGAACCATTTCGCTACGTCCATAACATACAGCGTAAAGATAACTTGCCTGAGCTTTCTTACGCTGCACATTGGTGTAAGCAAGCGTATTATCTAAACTGCCTTCGCTGGCACTAATCGGCGAGCGGTCATAATAATCACGCTCTAAAAGCTGCCACATTCTGTCAAGTTCAGCAGCATACACACCTACAAGAACGCCTATCATGCTGTTAGGCTGGCGGCTAACTGTTGAGCCTAAATTTTGTTCCAAACTTTTAAAAATATCTTCTCTAATCTCCGGCAAACGCTTCCTGACAAAACCATTAACCGTTACTCCGTACTCCATAGCCTAAAACCTCCTTCCTTGTAATCATGCCGTATTCTGTTTCTGCTTCATAACTCAACGACATTTGCCGTGTAGCAGAGTTAAAATCAATGTTAATGCTGACTAAATTACTCACTCCGTCAACCTTCAAAATCTGCTCACGGAAAAGCTCTCTAATCAGCGTAAAGTTGGGATTTTTGATAAGCACATAATCAAGATAAGGTACGCCATGCGTAACGTCTAAAAACCATTCACCAAGAAAAGTAAGCAACTGTATTTTTATCTGCTGCGCAACACGCTCAACATCATCAATAAACATTACATCTCCATTAAGCGCAAGGTCATGTGTCTTTGCGTTTAAAGCAAGGTCAAGCATTACCGTCACCTCTTTCGTTATTTTTCACCTCAATGAGCCGAACTTGTTTCGCCGTGCGGAGCTGTATGTGTATGTCCTATAAGGCTAATACCTCCACCTTTAACATCACCTGTACACGTTATCGTCCCTTGAACATTAATATTTCCGACAACATTAATCGTGTTGCCAGGTGTAAGGCTTATTTTCGTACCGCCGTTAATAACTTCCACATTTTCGGCAGATATTGACTGTGACGGCATCATTCCAACAAAACAGAAGCCGTCAGTCAAATCATATTGTCGAGGATCATGGTTGTCGTCGCTACCTGCTCCTAGCCATTCATCAATGCTGCGTTCAGAAAAAACAATTAAACAACTATCGCCAGGCTTTACAGGATAAGTAATCTGTGCTACTCCTGCGTGTGGCATAAAAACAGGAACACCATCAATAACCGGGTATTCAAGAACTCTGCCGTCGGAGGTAAATTTCTTTAACGTTGACTTCACGCTGGCAAGGCAAGTAGAAGCATCAAATGACAAAATTGTACCAGGCAAGCAAGTGTGAATGTTGCCTATTTTTTGCTGCATAAGATTTTCCAATCCTTCAAGCGTATCTGCTGTTGCATCAAGGCTCATATATAATCACTCCTTCGGTACAATCTCGTACACTTCAAGCTCCGTATACCAATTCTGTCCGCTATACGAGCCGTTATGCTTTAAGCTTTCTATCTTAAACCAGCCTTTTATTTCCTGCGAATCAATGTAGACTAAATCTCCAGGATTTAACACAGGTTGAAGCAAGCATTTTACTTTCCACCCTGCTTTTTTCTCACGTTTAGGCTGAGTAACCTTCTTTTTCTTTTTCGTTGTCTGCTTTGCAGCTTTTTTCGGTCCTTTAAGCAGTTTTTCCACAAAACCTACTAAACCGCTTTCGGGAGTAAGCTTTATAGCTTGCACGTTGGTGTTACCGCCTTGCTTAATAATCTGCAAGGTATTGTTTTGGATGCTCCATTCCAAACCAGTGCCCTCGCAGACCTTATCAAGACATTCACGCCCTGCGCCGACAAAAGAAAAACCATTAGCGAATGTTGTAAACTCGCAATCATCAGCATAGGTTACAACAAGTCCCATATCTGCTGCCACGTCGTCGATAGCTTTCTTTCGACTAACATCTTTCGCATAAGATAAGGACACGATGCTATCTCTAATAGCAACGTGCCCATCATAAAGCTTCATCTCCGTAACCTTGTCAGAACCGCTCATGTAAGAATAGCAGTCAGTTACCCAGCCGATAAAAATTCTTTTTAAACCTGCGTCCTCGCTGTACCCGACTTCAAGAATGCAAATTGTATCTGCTCTCTCCAATTTGTCAGCAGTCGCTTTTGACAGATTGTAAATTTTTAGCGAGCAGGAATTACTTTGCTTGGCAAGGCTTTTGGCAATGTCAAATTCAATTTCTAATCCATGCTCTTTCGCTTTTGCTTCAACTACCACGCCGTCAGAGCCTTGCACGCCTAGAGTAATTTTATAAATGCGGTCAAACTGTGCCATAGTTAACCTCCGTAAAACTCATCTTCCGTACAATACACGAGCGTCGCAACACCGCTCTGAAAATCATCTCTGCCAACACTTTCTTTATGTGTTAACACAAGTATTTCTCCCCTCGGAGCATTACTTTTATGATGGTTCATTAGCAAAGGAAATTTCGGTACAACACAAGCGTTAGCAAGAATTACATTGTTGTTAGCGTCCCAAATGTGCAATGCCCAAAATTGCCCTTCATGGTTCCAGCACATTCTTACTTTATATTTCTTGCCGTCAAAAGGAACGCTAAAAACAACATCGTTGCCATCAGCAAAATTAATCGTAATCATGTGACCTCCTAAGGCAGTAAGCCTAATGCGCTTTTAATGCTGTCAACTCCGCCAGCAAGCAAGCTTTTATTTGTTGTGCTTCCTAAAGAATCACTAAGACTACCAGAGCCACTGTCGCCAGGAATATCAACAGAACCTCCGCCAACATCAACAGAAGATGTTTTTCCTGCTCCTACGTTTGCCGCTGTTTCTCCTGCGTTTTCTTCCTGCGACGCTGTAACAACGTTTTCAGGAATCGCTGTTGTCTGCGTGGTTACTTTGACAATTTGCATGAAAGAAAGGTCAGCATAAATAATACTTTTAGACGAATCTCGCTTGCTTACTCGGCAAGAAGTCATAACCATGTTGTCATACTTCTTTTCCGGGCGAATGATAGTCACAGGCTCCTTCTTATCTCTGATTTCCTCTAAAAGCTGTAGACCGTTAGCAAATTTCTTTTCTCCCCAACCATTCTTATAGAACCACGTTACAGGAGTAGAAGAAATGCCGACGGTCATTGTCAATTTTAAAGGTTTGTTAACAATATGGTCAGCAATTTCAAAACCTGTTTCTACCGGATGTCCTGTTACGTCCTGATCATAGGTGTATTCAAAAGATTTTACTATATCGACCTTCAGAGAACCAACTTGTGTAGGATTTTTAATGTTAAAACCTAAAATATCTGCAAGCATAATCTCACCTCTTAAACAGCAGGATAAGCATTGTTAATATCATTGCCTAAACCGCCATTACTACGCTGATCTAATGCAGTAACAACAGCTTCGCCAGTAGCTTTAGGATTGCTAACACCTGTAATATAGAAAGTGTTTTGTTGATTACCGCTATTATTCACGCTTGTTGTTGAGCTTGTAGACGTAAAGCCCACCTTGCCATAATAGCCTAAATCGTTAGGAGCAGTAGGCCCAGTACCGTTTACGCCTTTATTAACAAAATTGGAAAAACCTTCTTGAATTGACGGCCAAAGAGGTCCACCAAATTTTTCTTTCAAGCTCTCTCCCCATGACCTTGCTGTTTTGGCAATCTTATCACTAAGTTTACCAAGCCAATTAATGGCAAGCTTAATAATATCAATGACGCGCATGTTACAGAAATCTTCAAATGCTTTAGAAACGGAATCCCATGCTTCCTTAAACCAATTACAGAAGTTTTGCCATTTTTCGCCCCAGCCAGTCAATGCACTGCCGATAACGCTATCACCGCCAGAGAACCAACGATATAAATCGCGAATTAGCTCACAAATAATCCAAATCCACGTAAAAATGGGAATAAAACGAATAGGACTATTTTCGAGCATAGTAAGAAATTCATTAGCCTTATTCTTCACAGCGTCAAAGTCGCCAAACCATCGTTTCATCATTGTATCAGCCGTTGGGTCAGTTATCCATTTGTAAAAGTCTTGAATAAGCAAGACAACAAATGCAATCGCTGCTGCGATTAAGAGGAATTTACCCATTATTAGCATCTGCATAGCTGCTCCCTTTCGCGTTTGGCTGTTAAACACTATTTGAGCACCTGTTGCCAGCATTAACGCATCTCTAACGGCAACAATCCATTTCACAGCAGTTCCAAGCATCATTACAAAGCTACTCCATTTTGCCATGCCAAAAAGAACACCTGCATAAATCGCTGCAATTCGCAAACCCGAAATAAAGTTATCGAGATTGATTTTTTCAACATAGTCTGCAAATTTCGCAATGCTTTTTGCCATGCTGTCTATAATGCCTGTCTTATCTTCAAATTCCTTAAAGAACTTTCCAATCGCGTTTTGCATTTTGTTAGATGCCTGCCCGATAGTCCAGGGCATTTTACCTAACTCCATTTTTAAGCGGTCAGATTGCCCGCGAATAGCATTAAAAACATCTTGTGCAGTTAATTTGCCTTCGCTGCCCATCTGTCTTAACTGTCCGATTGTTGTGCCCATACCTTCGGCAATAGCTTTTGCAAGTCTAGGCGCTTGCTCCATAATGGAGTTTAATTCATCACCACGCAACGTACCGGAACCTAAAGCCTGTCCTAACTGCACCAACGCAGCTTGCTGAGATGAAGCATCACCGCCACCCAGCAACATTGCGTTTGAAACATCTTCGGTGAACAGCAAAATGTCTTTAGTGCTTTTTTTCAGCTCCTGCGCATTACGTGCAACAGATGTAAAAAGCTCGGCGGTAGAGCCGTATTGCTGACGAGTACGGCTTGCAATATTGTAAATCTCTTTTTGGACAGCTTTTGATTCCTGCTGGCTTTTGGTTACGTTGTTTACCTGACCTTCAATAACCTTCCATTCGTCAATCGTTTTAACGATGCTTCCAAGAGTCAACGAAACGCCAGCGAACATAGCAAGGCCACTTAACTTAGAGAGTAAACCATCTACTTTACCGCCAGCTTTATCAGCAGAATCCCCAACACGTTCAAGTCCTGTTTTAACTTTTTTAGTTGTCTGCTCTACTTGCTTAACATTCGAATTGTTTACCTTAAAGCCAATCGCAATAACCAGACTTCTTACGTCCACGGCGCATCAGCTCCTTTCTTTTTTGGGTGGTCAAGATGATACTTCTGAATATCGCTCTGCATATCAAGCAGGGCGTTTATTTTGCACAAGTCACCTAAAGTTACCGTGCCATCTTTAATTTCAGTTACTGTAACAACTTTTGCCAGCACTGGCCGCCAAACAAATGATTCAGCGGTCAGCACCGGGCTAACCGCACCCGGTATCTCTATTTGTTCGCCAACATCTCGCGGAATCCAGAGAGGTTGGGAATTAAATCGAAAAAATCGCCAAAATTTACCTCGATAATAAATTTCTCCAATTTCAGCATATCAACAAGCTTACCAGTAAAAAGCTCATTGATAACATCTTCTGTCAGCATAACAGCTTCTTCTTCGCCCTTAATTTTAACACTGATGTATTCAGCATCAAGCAGACGTTCAGAGAACTGTGCCAGCACTTCGCCATTAAAGCTTTCGCCCAACTGCGCAAGGATAGCACCGACGTTAATCTGCGCTCCTAACAATGCTTCTTTCATGTCCTCGGTTTCGCCGTTCGAAGTTAAGCCGCCTTTTAAAGCTGACGTAACAGCTCTTTGCAGGTCACCGTACAGCTTTAAGCCTTGTAGCGGTGGAAAAGCACGAACATAGAAGGTGTTCGCGCCAATCTTGCGATTTTTTACTTCAAATTTTGCTTGTCTCATTTTTTACCTCTTAGCTATGCCCACCAACTAAAAATGCTTCGTCGGGAACAACAGCCATAAATACCCACTCGCATTTACCGTCAGAAGCAGACTTGCCACGCTGGAAGTTAGGCTTCTTTACAATCCATGCTTGGTCGCTAATCATAACGCTGTCGCCGCTCAAATCTTTAATAACCAACGGTAACAGGCCTGCGCCGTTTTGATTGTCAGCATCTTGAATTAAGCTCAACGCCGCATTGCTAGAGCTAGACTGCAACAGCGTTACGGTGACTTGCTTTAAGACAGATGACGGGTCAATACTGCGAACAATTTCCTGGTCACAGCCAACGATAGCGGAAATTCCGTCGCCTTGCGTTTCAACATTAATAAAAGTACCTTCATCAACGCCAGTCAAGATAAGAGAGCCGAACAGCACCTTAACTTTCTTCGGGTCGTATGTCTTTACTCTTGCCATTTATTTGCCCTCCTTTAAGCCTTTTGAATAAGGTTCTCATAAGTCAAAGAACCATTAATGTTAACAGCATGGATAGCACCTGCAAGACGTGCGGTAAACATTACATCGTCAAGAACTCTTTGTGCTTTCTTGTTTGCGCTAATATTAGCAGCTTTAGGAACTGTAATAGTGTAGCCAAGATTTCTGTTGCCATCATCATCATATTCAGTCGGGGCGATACCGCCACGGTCTTGACCAAGTTTCAGAACTTTATTCAGCACACCTTCGACAAGCGCAATGCCAGCATCAGTGTACGGCAATTTCTCACGATTAATAAGCATTGCAAATTCTTCGGTTTTGATTGTTTCCACAAGCCAGTCACGGAAACGGATAACGTCAATCCATTCGCCTGCACAAGTCTTACCGTTTTGAGTAACGCTAATATCCTCAGCAAAATTCTCGAACGTATTGTAATTCTTCGCAGTTAATGCAAGGTATTCCGTTTCGGTTAAATCGTCATTAGTAATGCCAGACAATTTCTTGTTTGCCCATGTTTCACCGCCGGGATATACAGTAAAGCATCTGGACATTACAGCAGCTTCAGGAAATTCCTTTTCTGCTTCTTTATGATAAAAAATAAAGGTACGATAATAATTTTTCGCTTTCAGCTTACTGCCTGTATCTGTTGCAACGCCAGCTTGCAACGCATCGGCTTCAGCAACAGATGTACCATACAGCTTTGTATGAGCTTCAACCCATTCCGCCATTTCCATGATTTTTGCAGATGTACGGTCAACATAGCACAAGCCATACCAATCGTTGTCAACAGCACAAATCTTATTCATGTTATCAGCAGCGGAGCTATCAGAGTTCATTCTACCGATTTTAACTTTCTCATAATGCGGAATCTGGCTAAAAGCTTGTAATGCAGCTTTATAAACAGCATCCTCAGCGGTCCAACCTAAATCTAAAAGCTGGTCAGCGTCCGTAATGGTCAATACATACGCCGGAGCAGCGTGCTCATGTGCAGATACAATCATTAGCGTATTAAAGCCATTGGATGAAATGCCTGTAGTATTCAAAGCAATCTGCACATTGACTAATCTGTCGATATTTGCCATATTTTCATCTCCTTAATTTTCTAATTCTCCAATGATTTCAACTTTTACAATTTCACCATCTACAGCAGGGCGTTCTTCTTTATCCTTGCCGTTATTCGTAGTGCCGTTTATTTCTAATTTGTTAAACCATTCTGCACCCTGGCTAAGCAGCTCGCGGCAGTACGAAACAGTCAAATCAACCGACGCTCGTTCCTGCCACGTCCTGCCATCCAATGAAGTTGTAATGTCTTGCACTTGCTCGACACTGTTTATAGCCACATTTGCAGAATCATACAAGTTAATCATATCTGGCATTTCGAGATAAAGTTTAAGCTTCGACAGAAGTTCTACAGCACCATCGCCGATAGCTTGTATGTTTAACGTCGCTTCAATGATACCAGCATTGCTGTACTGTGCTGTTTCAGATAAAAAAACAACCTCGTTCCCTATACTGCGTTCAGCCAGAAGGTCAACGACGATGTTTAATTCATTTACAGCCGGAGGTTTCATTTTTGCTCTGCGAACCGGAATCGGATAATATATTTTTTGTAATACTGAAATAAAAAAATTCAATACGTCAGTACGAGTATTAGCTTCTTTCAAAATTCGCTCACCTCTACTGCATATGCACGGTAATGGTTAATAACATCACTTTGAAAAATATCGCTGGCAACCACTTCAAAAAGCTTTCCACGCCATTTAAAGCGGTCAGCCATTGTATTTGTTCGTTGGTCATCAACATAAAGTTCCTTGTCGGTATATACTTTTACCGCTCTAGCAGTCCTGCTACCTTCAGGAAGTAACATCATTTCATTAGCTTTAAGCGGCTGCACACTGGCTAACACTTTAAACTCTTGTGGTGTAGGATACATATAGGTTCCGTTGGCAAGCAGTTCAGGACTGCCGTTGTAACGCAGGACAGTTATCAGCTTTCTAAAACTACTCATGATTAGCACCTTTTCTTTCAATGACATAGCGAATTGATTGTCGCAGATGCCCGGTATCAATTAATGGTTTAGAACTTTTCTTGCGCTTTATTGTAGCAGGAGAGTTCGGAACAAACGGTCCGTCGACTATTTTTCTTTGAACCATACCTTGTACAACATTGCCTAACTGATTAAGAGCAGCGTTTGTTCCTAGTCCAAATACAGCACCATTGGCAACACGTTGAATCATTTTGTCAATCATAGGCAGATTTTCATCATACGCAGAACGCAGGAAAGAGCGTTGGGGCATATCGTCCAGTCCAAATTCATGTATCGCTGCAATAACAGCCACAGGCTGGTCAGTGTTGCGAATGCTTCCGCCTTTCCCTCGCCGTACAGCTTTGTCTTTAGCTTGTACGCCAACCTTAACCACAACGCCGTCAAGGTCTTTGTTTAGCGTTCGTATGATACGATTTAAACCTAAATCTTTATCCTCTACTCTACTCATAACGCATTATCCAATCTTGTTACTATCGGAACAACGCACATAGAGCGCAGACGTTTAAATTCAATGCCATAGTACGTCTTGTCCAACATATCGAAAGAAGCTGACTTGTCACCATATGAACGTTGTAAGTCACCTTCTTTTTCAGACGTTACAGAGCCTGTGATACCAACATCAGATGAGCCGTTTTCTCCATACTGCGCAATAAGCTGACGCAGGACAACGTGATGCGCCATAAGATAAACGAATGCTGTTATATACATATTGCCAAAAACACTTTCTGACAACATAGGCGAAACAAAATTAATGTAGACTTCTAATTCTTCATCAGTAAGAATCAGTTCGGGGCAGATAACAGAAAAAGCTTGCTTTATTTTATCTTTAGTTTCCGTTAACATTTTTCTTTGCCATGCTTACAAAAGCAAAAATAACGGAATAAATATCTTCTGCGGTTTCTGCGCCCTCTACATTAATATTGTATTTCTTAGCGAAAGCAGTCAAAGAACGCTTGCTGGATTCAGCGGACAGTCCTGCAAGGTCTGCTGCCATATCATCAACATTTGCTTCTTTAGCATTGCCTTTCTCAACAGTAATCATTTGTTCTTTGATGTAGGCTTTTACAATAATGTTTTCGCCCCATTCATCACCAACGATGCCGCACTGATCAGGCATGATATATTTACCGTCGATATTAATTACAGCTTTAGAGATGTTTTTAACTTTCATTCACTTTCCTCCTAAAAAAGAAAATGCCCTCTCATTCGAAAGGGCAGTATATAGTCAGATTAGATGCCAGAAGCCTTGTTCATGGACAGCGGATAGTAAATCAACACGCCAGCGGTACGAACTTCGCAAGGAACTTCAAATTCCAAGCCTTTTTGCTGAATAGTGTGCTGAGTGAACGGCAGCGGAACTTCCAGGGTTTGATGGTCCGCATCCTTAACGTATGCAATCATCATATCCAAGCCGCCTACACCTGCGCCAGCCAGCTCATTGGCTTTCAGCACAGTTACATCCGGGTTATTGCGTTTAAACACAGACAGGATAGAATCTGCGACTACATCAGAATAAGGGGTAGAAGCAATGTAGTTGTATTGATCCGGCGGCAGTACCAAGGTATTAGGATTTTCTACGTCGTTAGTCTGCTTGCTAACAGAATTGATAATGCCGTTCATATCACGCAGAATCTGCACAGCGGTTTTGTCTTTGAATTTGGGAGAAGAACCAGTACCACCAGCACCATCGGCAGCAACAGTGTAGTTGCCGATGTTAGGATTATCCAGCAAGCCTACAACGCCATGTTTAGCATCACCATGGAATGCAATGCGGTTAATATATTCGTCGAGAGCACGGCGAACAGCAATAGCCTTGCGAGCAGTCAGCGGTTTTCTTGCCATAGCAGCACGGCGCAAGTCCTGCATGGTGTAGCCATATGCTGCACCGCCAGCAATAACTTTAGCAATGTGTTCTTCAGCCAGTACATCTACACGAGTAAAGTCGGTTGCATAGTTGGCGATAGTCTTTGCCATGCCGACAGAACCCAAGGACTGATAGCTGATAGTGTCAGCGCCGGGGTCAACGTCAGAGGACATATCAAACAGTTTCAGCGCATTCAGATTAGCGAATTTCTGGTCATAGGTTTTTGCCTTTACAGCTTCGAGTTCTTTTGCGACAAAAATAGTATCGCCTGCGTCTTTACGCAAGCCGTCGCAACGCTCAATAACATTCAGGTCTAATTCATCATAGTGCATTTGAGTCATTACTATTTCACCTCTTCTTTTCTAATCAACCAATTTCGATAACTGCCAAGCCTGCTTTATCGCAGGAAGTGATAAATTTGGCACCGCAGCCAAGAGCTTCGATAGTGCCAGCAGCAACAGTATCTTTAACAAAAGTGCCGTCAGCAAGCTTCAGATGAGCTTCGTCACCTGCGTTAACCGCACCTCCGGTAGTTACCCATACACGACCTTTAGTTACAACAGGAACAGTGTAATTCTGCGGATAATATTTTTTGCCAGCTTCAGGCGGCTCAATATGAGTATGCAGAGTAACGCCGATAACTTTCGCACCGTCACCGGATGCGGACGGAGATTTCACCTGATGTTCTGCGTCAGTGCCACGGATAACGGCGCAAGCAGCACCAATACCGTCAGCTTCTTCAACAGCAAAGGAATCTACAGTATGAGAGGACAAATCATACAGCGCACCAGCAAAAGCTTTGTCCATGGTTAATGCATAATTAGTAATTGCCATTGTATTCACCTCTTTCTTATTCTTCGCCGCGCATACGTGCAATCATGCGGCTACGTGCATCGTTAGCAGAATCATTCTTAGTTTCTTGCTTTTCAGTACCGCCTTTAGCTTTTACGGCTTGATTTTTTGCGTTATCATTGCGAAGCATCTCTTTAGCAGCAGAATATGCGCCGTTAATATAAGCATCAGATACACCGTCAAGCTTAAAGCTTTCACCGAATGCAGCTTTGACAATGCCTTCTTTTAACTCAGCGTTGGTCAAGCCATCGGTTTTTTCAACCTTAGCAATTTTAGCGGTTTCTTCCAGCTCCGCACGTTCCTGCATATCAGCCTTTACAGCTTCAACAGCCTCTTTTACAGCTTTCTCTTTTTCAGCGTCAGCAGCATCAACTTTAGCTTTCAAAGCATCACGCTCTGCGGTCATTGCATCAGCTTTAGCTTTTAAAGCGTCAGCATCAGCTTTAAGAGTGGTATTTTGTTCTTTTACAGTTTTAAGCTCAGTGTTAGCAGTATCAAGTTTTACACGAGCGTTTTCTTCTTTGCTTTGCAAAGAGTTGACGTAGTTGGCAATTTTCTCGTCAACTTCAAAATCAACAGAATCAATTTTAATTTTCATTTTCGTTTCTACTCCTTCGATAATTTCGTCACCGTCAAGATTAAGCCGTGCTTTTGCTCCGGCACGTGCCCTATCAACAACGGCTAAATGATTGATACGAATGTTACGCTGGATAGCATCATATTGCTGTCCGTCCGGTGTAGTGCCTGGAGTTTCTTCAAGATCCACTCTGTAGCCTAAAGACAAGCCACGCTTTTCGCCGATAGCAGAGGGATTATGGATAACAATGTCACAGGCAATGTTTGTTTCGTCCTTTGGATAACCGCTGGACAAAATCGTGCCAATGGCTAAATCTTGTGCGGTATCACTGTTTACAATGCCGCTGGCAGGATGTCCTACCACAATAGGCTTGCCGACAAAACTTGCTTCACTGTCAGCGTCAAATACTTCCTCCGGTGGTCTGTACTCTCGTCTAATAGTCCCGTCTGGCTGTTGGTAGATATAGATGCCAGTACGTGCCACAATCGGAGAATCACGCAAGAAGCCGTCAGCGTCAGTAACTGCACCGCTAACAAACATCCATGAATCAATGCGTTCATATCGTTGTACACTTCCCAAAAAATTCACCTCCTTATTTTGGGGTATATAAAAAGCATATGCGACAAATTGCATATGCCTTCTAACTTAATTCTTTGCTTTTCTTTACATTCACCCTACCCATTGGAACTGCTGTTGTCATGTTCCATTGTTCCAGGTCAATAACAGGTAATGCTACACAACGGCAGTTATAATCCATGCACGGATGATATTTCGGAGAAGGATAAACCTTTATGCCGTTAATTTCACCAACCTTGTCGCTGTTCCAATAGAAGTATTTCCCATCCATCTCAGCATGAGAAGGTCTGACACGTTCATCATGTGACGATGACCATTGGTACACGCTTATACCGCAATCAACCTGCCTACGCATTGTTATAATGCCGTTCAGATTACCTACCTCGTTTCTTGCGATAAATTTCGCCCGCTTGTCGGTAGTGTTAAGCAGTACCTTGATTTCTTCTTTAACTTCACTCATAGCAGTGCCACGCTGAACAGCATTGCTAACAATAATTTGCAGTTTTTCGATGTAGGTATTTACTATACTATTCACAAGCCTGCTCTGCTGCGCTTTCCATTCCGCTTTTACTGTATCAAGTAAAGCTGAATCATTCAAAAACACATCAACGCTGACTGCTTCTGCGAAAGCACTGATAACATTAGCATCGACAACGCTAGACACGCCAGCAAGAATAAGCTCTAATTCGCTTATAGCTTCCTCAACAGTCATACTCTTTAAAAGCTCGGCAAGTATTGCCTGAACGAAAGCATCTGTAACAGTGCTGTCATCGTCCTGGCGCAGCGAATATGCCAGCATAGGTATATTGCTATTCGTGGCACTTTTTAAACGTCTTACAACGGCTCTGAGGACGCGATAATAATCACGCTCAAAATTCTTTGGATATTTCGGACGCTTCTTTACTTTAAGGTAGCGTATCGATTTCTTCTGTTTCTTCATCATCTAAATCCAGCTCACTTTCTGTAACTGGAATATCGCCACGCTCTTTAAGGTATTGGCGAGCTTGCGTTGCGTCTAACAGTTGATTATCAACCAGGTCAAAAACAAGCTTAACAACGGCAGCTCTTACTTCCGCCTGTGTCTTGTCAACGTTGGCTTGCTCCAGATCATTTAGCGGTTCGATGGCCTTAAACTTAATGCTCCACTTTTCAAGCTCCTTGCCGTTGGTAGGTCCTTCTTTTGAAAGCTGGATAAGTCTTACAAGATACTCTAACGCAGGACGAATTTTCCTGCGTTGAATACGTCTGACGGTATCGTAGTAAATCTGCAAGTCGCTCTTGCCTGTGCTGTTCATGCCAGCCGGAGAACGCCCAAACAAAACAGTAAAGGGATACCCGGTAACAGCACATAAAGCCTGCTCAAACTCTTGAATAATATCAGTCAAGCCTGTGAGCGGAATGTTGAAAATGCCGTATTCATCTTCCTTGTCAACGGCTACACTGCCATTAATTCTGCGTGAGTAGTCTATCAGTTCTAAACGCCGAATAACAGCTTGCGTGCCGTCTTCTTTTATCAGTAAATTGCTTAAGCCTTCAAGCTTTAACAGTGACGTGCTAACCTTATCCATTATGTCGATTGTTTTATTCATTGCAGTTTTTACACGGTTCAGCGCAGACGGAACACCATCCAGGCAGGATAAGCCAGCACCATTATTAGCAATACGCTCTATCTTCGGCAACATTTCGCCGTCAAAAATAAGCAGTCTGCTTCTGTGTACCTTAAACTGATTTCCGTTTGGTGGCGAAATCATGTAAAACTCCGGCTTGCCAAAGTTCGCATCTCGAATATCTGTATCAAGATAAATCGAGGTGGTATCCGGGTAAATATCTCGCTTGTCAAAAACTTCTAATCCGTTAATCCTGCGTAAACGATTGATATTAATAGGCTCGCTAAGTTCTTGCCCATCGTCAGCAAGGATAAGAGCACAAGACATACCGAACAGTCTGTCCCAATATAAAGCCTCTGTAAGCTTTTCCTGAACAAACAGCGTTTCAAGCTCCTGCAAGATACAATCGTCAGAATCGCCTTCGATTTCTATAAAATTCTTCATAGCATCATCGGCAGCCATTGTAACAATCCTTCTCACGAGAGCATTTCTGTACATTGTAGCCAAAGCCTGGTCTGTGAGTTTTCGCTCGTTCAGCAGACCTTCATAATTGCGAGCTTTACGTGCAATAAAAGCATCTTTAAAGCCGCTATCTGCACGAATTGAATTATCTTTTCTTTTTACCATTATTCCTCCTAGCTCGTTAAGCCGCCCCAGCTGCGTGAATTCATGAGCTTGTTAAACGCATCACTTGACGCATCCACCATATCATCATGCTTGCTTTCTGGGAACGATTCAAGTTCTGACAGATACATATCATTCCATTCACCTTTAAGGATAAGGACGTTTCCTGCCTGCACCTGTGAAGCAAATGGAGTAGCACGAACCTCTTTGCTGCCTGTCGGCGATACAATCTCCACCGAATATCCTGCAAGCATTGATACAAGACTTTGAGCTTGCGCCTTACCTGCCTGCCCTGGGTCTTGCGGTATCGTGATTTGTACAAATTTATATTTGCCCTGGTCTATTGCTGCCATGTTACGCAGAAGATTCCTAGCGTCATTCGCCTTTATCTGCTTGCGTTTTACATCAAGGACGATTACTCTGCCATCGTCAAGCAGTCCCATTAACACGCCTGCTGTTGCATCAGGGTCTGGGTTAAGCGGCGTAGGCTCTGTTGCTGCCAAGTCCCAAGAACGTGCATAAGCAACGATATTTTTCGGTACAGCATCAACAAAAGTAAAGTTTTCTGTTTTAAAGTACATACCAGCAGCAGGACGGATTTTCCAGTTGCCATATAAAAGACGTTCCTTGTCAATCTCTGCCAACGCTTTAAGGTTGGCCATGTACGACGGGTCTTTAGCCATTAAAACCTTATTGTCTGTCAGTTTAGACGCTATAAACGTAACCGACTTGCATTCTTCAACATTTACGCCGTGTTCCTTTGCGAGTTCATGCGGATTACTTCCCCAATAAATCGTATCATTCAGGACGCACATATAACGCACAACACCGCTGCGCTCGTAGATTGGATAGCCTGTATCTTGATTTATCCACCAAGAAATAAAATCAGCTACCCAACTATCGCTGTCCGGGTTGCACGTTGCTCTTACATAAGGACGAATACCGCACGTTGAACGGTTACGAGAAAGCATATACAAAAATTGGTGTCGGCTAAAATGCGTCAGCTCATCAAAAGCAAGATAGCAGATTTCTGTACCTTGCCAGCTCATTAAATCTTCATCTCTTTCAAGATGAGCAAAATTTATCCTTGCATTACTAGGTGTGAAATACCAATGTAGTTTAGGTGTCTTTTTGGCGTTAGCTCCCTGTACAAGTCCATAAATCTTTTGAGCAGCATCCCACAAACCACCTGAAGCTGTAATTTGAGTATAATTTTTGCGGAAAATAACTCCACTAAATCCAACAACATTCTTATGTCTTAAACCTTCCATTAACAATGCAAACGTTTTCCCTCCGCCAGCAGCTCCGCCATAAATAACAATATCCGCAGGCGAACACATAAACATCGTCTGCGGTCCAGGCTGCGGAGTTAAATAATCAGTTTCATATCCATTACGCCCATTGTTAGGAATATAGACGCTCTTATACATATCAATGGTTTCATTAGCTTCCGGGTCGTCAGCAAGATTGAGAAATCCTTTATTCCCTACTTCCCCGGTTATTTCAGCCAAAAACTTTGCAGCGTTGGTGTCACCATCAACTAATGCCTTTTGAATCATTCTAGCTATGATTGCTGTCTGATAGGTTTGATCATCCTTATCTTTTACTCCCAAAGATTCAAGGTTCTGTTTTATAGACTTATTCTCCGTCTGCATCGACATAAGCATTTTAGCAGTTTCCATCATGCTTTTCTTTTTTCTTTTAACTTCAGCAGACTTTATACCGCCCCTCCTACCCATTTCTCTCGCTTGCTCCACGGTTGTAATCGGTTTTAGATTCTCTTTTCTTCCAGCCATATCACCACCTCTAACTAAAAAGCCTGCCGCAAAAAGCGACAGGCTGACATAAAATCTTTATTTACTCATATGGTATAAATTCAACAGGATTTGCAGGATGAGTTTTTGCATATTCTCTTATAGGCTGTATCCCTTTTTCAGAAATATCACCGTTATCGAAATCCTGCTCATAGGTGTAAATCCAACTTGCTTCATCAAAGTAAGCCGTTCTCAAAGGAAACAGTGCAGCTTGCTCATCAGTGGTCATATCCCAATCGGTTTTCCCCATTTTCTTGCCTTTAATGGTATGGCAGTCAAAAACCCATATAGGAATCTCGCCATTTTCTAACACACAAGTCTTTACATCTTTTATCCTTATATTATTCCAATCAATTTTTTTAGCAAGGCAAACAATATCGCTTGAAGCAAGTTCAAAAAACTCCTCATCCTCACAATAGCACAAAAGTATTGCAGCTTTGCTGATAAATATTTCGTCTTTCTGTAGATTAGGCTTCCTGGCATTCACATAATCATCGGCAATTTTAAGACTGTAGATTTCTTCATAAATCACAGATGCTTGTTCTTTTGCATAATCTAACATAACATTCCACAAAAAAGCTCTGTCTGTTCTTCTGAGTAAATCAATCGTATAGCCTATCATATCCATATCAATATGCTTAATAGCTTTTTGCAATTCAACGCCTCGAGAAAATTTTTCGCTTATTTCTGCATCCAAATAATCATCATTTCCTTGAGCAAAGCCAAACAAGTCAAACTCTACAGGCTTTTCATTAGCATTCAGTCTTTTATAAAGCGAAGATACTTCATCTTCTTTTACTTTTATTTTCCTGGGATTTCTTGAAGCCAAAATGAAATTACATGCAAAATAGCAGGCATCTCTGCTCTTCAAAGACTTACACAATAATGCAATAGCTGCACTTATCAACTTACTGTCTTTTTCTCGCTCGTCTCTTTTTCTAAGCTCGACAAGCTCCTTAGTTATTACACCATAGCAATCTTCTGACGAAATAACCAATATTCTGTTCCACATTGCAGAACGAAACTTGTCCTGAAGCTCATTGGCTGCGAAACCAGCATACTCAAAAATTCCACGCCTGATAGCTTTTTGCATCATGCTCATCATATCAAACATGTTGTAGCCATTGTTAGTAACTAAATAATTCATGTTACCCAACCTCCCTGTTATACTCTTTACTATATCGTAACATATACCATTCTAATGTCAAGTTTATGAACATTTAATTACATACTACAAGTTAATTACCTTTTCACATTAATTCTAGGCTTATTGTTATTGAAATTGTAGTCAAAATATTTTCCCCACCTCAATTTCATCTCCTGTACACAATCAATCTGCGCTTGCCTTGTTTTGGAGGAATTGCCGCCTTTGTTAGTGTCTGTTCCTGCCTTTACCATAAAATACTTTGGCTTTAAAGTAATTCTGTTTACTAGAAGTTCATGTAGCATTACATCCAAATCACAGTTATGATAAACTTCTTCCCTAAATCTTGACTTATAAGCATTCTTATTAAACCATCGCATTGCCCCTGTTGTACCTTTGAAGCAGAATTCAGCATCATAGTTCCATGGGGCTATCGATGCATCTTCTGCACCAAATCCTATATTTAGATCAAGCATGATTTGAGCAATTCGTTCAATCTCAGCCATAATGACTTCCTTGTCTGTTATAAGCTCCATATCTTCCAGGCGATAAACAAAGCCATCAACATCATCATCTATTGTGAAGATGATTTTTTCAGGAGAATGCTCGACAATATAATTGCTTACCTTGCAAAGATTATCTATTTCGCTATCTTCTACAGCCCAAATACTTTCAATTCCTCTTGCTCTATACTGTTCTTCTTGAGATTTTCTTACTACATAAGTGCATCTTTCGAGCCATTTGAAAGTATTCGTAGTATCGGCTCTATTGTAACTTGGAACATAAATTCCTAAAATGCTTTTATCCATTTTTATGCCACCCTTCCGGCAAGTTAAAACCATTGTTGCATATGTAATCAAGCACTGACAAATTTTCAATAAAACATTTACCAATCTGCTTATAAACAAAAGGACTATAATCGGTATAAATTATTTCTATGCCATTTTCATTATAGCTGATTTCATCGTTATAGGCCTTACCGCCTATGCCGGAATAATAAACATCACAACCAAGCTTTAAACATTGGTATATATTGCGCTGATTATTTTTCAATTCTGTAGGAACATCTATACTTGCTATTAGCAGTTTTGTGCTTATACCAAACCTTTCGGCTATCTCTTTAAGCAAAGCAATATTCATGTCTGCAAGATATTCATATCGTTTATTTAGATGCCTCTCAATCAATTCATAGCCAACATCAACATATTCCGCTCTAGCATAGTTCATTCTAATGCTTTTGAGCAGTTTCTTGTCCCAATTCTTAACATAAGCTATCTTAACCTTGTTAATAGCATCACCATATGAATAACTTACCGGAACTATGATTTTACATTTTGCTCCGTTCAGCTTTAGGAAATTCATATTGTGAAATGCATCATTAGAATACTGCACATCATCGTCAAGCACAAAAACATCCGATTTCAGCATTTTATAGAAAAAACCCATATACGGCAGGAAATTTGGTTGGTGCCCTGAAAAAACTTTACTTACCTTTTCCATATGCAAGCTCCTTCAGCCTTTCGTATTCTTCTTCAGGAACAATAACTGCTTTCATCTGATGATACCAAATTGCACGTGCATTAATTTTTCTCTTTGATACACTAACTTTTTTCCCTTCAATACCCAACTTTCTTACGAGGTCGTTGTAATCAAGCTCACTGTTGCAGCAAATCATAACATAATCGTATTTTTCATAATGAATAAGCTCCATTTCCGGTATCTCACGTTTCCCAGGATCTTCTTCATCTTCAAGCTTGCTTAAATCAATATCGGCAGCATCTATGCTCCAATCAGCAAGCATATCCAAATCCCATTCACCATTATGCACGTTACACTTAACATTTATTGCTCTAAGTTCTGCCTTTGTATAGCCTATTAACCTTTTACAATCAAGAATTGTATCAGGACCGAATTTAGCCAAAATTGCTTTTAACCTTTGGTTTCCGGAAATAACATTGTCTTGTTCATCAATAAGAAAAATCCCAAAATCTCCATAGTTTTCAAGACTTTTTTCTAAATCCTGAAGTTTACCCTTTGAAATCTTCCTGGGATTACCAAATTCTGTTTTTATATCTCCAGCTCTCATTTTGCATAATTCGATTTTTTTCATTATAATTCTCTCCTAAACACTACTTGAAAAGCTTCTGCATAATTGCATCCAGACTGACCTCCACGATATGCCGCAAGCCCCTCAAGAACATTTGCGCTCCTCGGATGAGGAAATGGACGCATAACATTTTTATACTTACCTAAAGCTTCTATTTTCTTTAGAATCAGTTTTTCCCCTACTTCTATGAATGTGTTAGGAAGAAAAGCTTCTATACTATGATTAAGCATCCAGTCAGTCGAAGAAGGCACTTCCATAAACGCAATAAGCTCAATATGCGGAACATTGGCAGTCATGCGCATGGACAATCTGGCAGCTTCTTGGCAACATAACGATGTAATTTGATGATCATTGTTCAAATCGCTAGGATGGTGAGTAATTACCCTGGTAGCACTACTTATTTTTAAAGCTTCTTCAATAAATTGAACTATCTTTAAGTGTGCTGACATGTTAAGCTGACTATCTACAAAATTACCAAGATAAACATCATGCACTCCAAGCATATTCATAGAAGCGAATAAATCTTCCTGCATTTCATTATCATTAGGTCTATTTGCTCTTGCTTCTGCCTTGCTGCATAAAATGCATACATCTACAATATGACCTTCTTCTACCAGTTTGCATATTGTAGCACCAGCACCAAGAACTTCATCATCCGGATGGGCAACAACAACAAGATACACCACTACTCTCAACCCCTTTGCATAAAAAAAGAGCAATGCTATAAATACACTGCTCTTACAATAATCACACATATCTTGCTTTCTCTTGCCTTGTTTGATATAATAACAAATGATAGGAACGGCGGCAAGTACCGCTCCAATCATTTTTCCTAATCGCCTTGTTTATTTATTAAGCAAGGCTTTTACTTTTTCTTTAGCTTCCTCTAAGTCACTACTTTCATTGAGGATTTCGAGAATTTTTCTTGTTTGATTTTCTTCAGTTTTTTCAACCAGAATTTCTCCAACATTCATAATTTCGTCCATTTCGTTCTCCTTTCTGCAACTTGCCTGCTTATTTAGGGTTTTTGTTATCCCCTATGACTATACTATAACATAACTAAAACTATTGTCAAATGTTTTTTTGACCAGGAGGATGTTTTTAGGATTTTTTTGCATTAAAAAGCCGTCTACATTTGTAGGCGGCTTTTTGAGTACACAACATATTTTAGGAGAAGGGTTTATCATCCAACTGTCGCATCTTAATTATATCATTCCTTTAATTGCCTTGTAAATGACACCTTACTGACATGATTTTAAAAGGTGCTCTATTTGTACCCTGGCGAACTCTTCATCTTCGGCTGTGTAGACTTTTTCGCAGTAACCATTGCAGGAAGGCTTTCCCTGGTCTTTCTTGTAGCTAAAAATAACATCCTGGTATACAGCAAGCTGGCGCATCTGCTCATAAGCTCCTATGCTTATAACATACTCCCAAAACGCTCTTAAGCTATCCTCGCCTTTGCTATAAGCTTCTATATACTCATTTAGCAGCTCGTTTAAAGGCTTATCCATTTTTAGCTCTGCACTTTCTTATTTTAAGAGCATTGCTGGAAGGATTTTCGCCAAGATACACGCCTTTGGTGTACGGCAGATATGCCGAAACAGTGCTCTTGCTTACACGCAATTTTTCGGCTATGTTCTCCACGCTGTAACCTTGCTCATACAAATCATTGACCTGTATGGACATATCACTTTCGTATGCTCCGGCATTAATGAGAACCTTCCTGACTTTCTGCTCCGAAATACGGAACAACGCAGCAACTTTTTTAATGCTGCCTTCGGCATTGTAAGCCCTGATAATATCTTCCGGCTTCAAAAGATCACGCCCTTTCAATTTTCTTACGTTAAAGAACGTACAACAGGCTTATCAGCTTTCTGTTGTTGAATATACGACTGTAATTCTTTGGCAAAGTCTGCGTGTTTCTTGATATAGGCTTTGACTATCTCATAGCACTCTGCGTAGTGCTTTCCTTCCTTGTTCTTGTTATTGGTAGCAATCTTAATAGCTGCATTAAACAGTGTAGCACCGCCCTCATTTTTAGCATCTATAAAATCTGCCAACGCTTCCGGAACTAACACCGTAATAGTTTTTTCCTGCTTATCGTAAGAATCGTTTAAAACGTCGCAGAAACTATAATCAGTTTTATATGTCCTGTAGAACATTGTTGCATGTTTGCAGCCAATTTCTGCTTCTATAGCACGGCGCTCTTTGTAACACTCGGAGCATACGCCATATTCTTCAAAATAACGAATCTTACGTTCACGCTCATCACCTTTGCCGTACAGCTGTACCGTTCCGGTGTGACCGCATGAAAAAGTTACTTCGTACTTCATTTGCTAGCCCTCTTTCCGTAGCAGTACAAATTCCACGCTTGGTCATCTTGTTTCCACAAGTCTACCAACACTTGACGTTCCGCGCGAATTTCTGCGTCGATTTTACGCTCATATTCGATTGGGTTAACGCCTTCAGGAATGTACTGCAAAGCTTCGCTGAAGGAAAACTCCTTAATATTGCCAACACCTTCACGATGGATGTCAGCAGCTTTCTGAGCACAGTCACCGCACAGGAAGTTGTGCGAGTTTACACCGAAGTAATGCTTACCACAATGCTGGCAAACCTTTTCAGTGCCTGATGCTTCTGCAATTAAGGAGCGAATTTTCGCAAACAGCTCCTTGCGAGCCGTTTTCTTATTGAAGCGGAAATGATATGTACCCCCAATACTGGACACCCAGTATTG